ATCGTTGCTGGAGATGTAACAAAGTATCAACCAGACATTTTTGATTTTGGAATAGCTTCTAATTCTACTGAAGCTACAAATTTCTTTGCACAAACTACTAATGATTTATTTAGACAATTAAGAATACAGTGGTGGCCAATATACAAAACAAATATTTTCACAGACATTACAGTTTTAAACACAGCAGAAATGGTTAATACAAAAGTTAACCTAGATCAGTTTGAAAGGGCTGGTGTTTATTTATTTCTTGGTAGATTCTTTTGCCACGCTTTAAGTAAGTTCAGGCCTGAAACAGAAAAAGATAGATTTGAAAGAATGGCAGAACATTATATGTCAGAATTTAATAAAGAATTTAGATTAATACTAGAAGATGGTGTTGAGTATGATGTTGACGCAGATCAAACAATCTCTGTTAATGAAAGAGAGCCTTTACATGGGGCAAATAGATTAGTTAGATAATGGCTGTACCTTTAATCCTGAAAAGAGTTGCAACAGGATTTGTCATCAGAAAAGCAATTTCTAAAGATGTTAAAAACGCTGAAATCCCACCAAGTGCAGTTAATAAAATTAAAAGAGGTTTAGGAAATTTTGCTAAAGGTATAAAAATTAAAACTCAAACTAATTCTAAAGAAGTAATTAGAAAAGTTGATAAATTTGAAAGTGCATTAGAAAGAGCAATCGACAAAGGTGTTAAACAAGCTGGTTTTCAATTATTAGATATTATTAGAACTAAAACACAAAAAGGAATCGATTTTAACAGCAAACCTTTTGCACCTTATAGTGAGGGTTATTTAAAAAGATTACAAAAAGAGGGAAAAGAAACTAATGTTGATTTATGGTATTCAGGAAAGATGTTAGGTGCTTTAACGCCAAATCAAGCAATAACTAAAACAGGAAAACATAAAATCACTTTAGGCTTTGCTAGAGCAGAGGAAAGAAATAAAGCATTATGGAATCAAGTAGTTAATAGTCCTAAAAGAGAATTTTTTGGCTTTAATAATAGAACAGAAAAGATTATAAACAAATCATTCAATCAATTTATTGAAAAAGAATTAAAGAGAGCAAGAATATGAGTGTCAGAGAAAATATCGCTAGTAATTTATTATCTACTATTTCAGGTATCTCTAGCCCTATAACAATTAAAAAAGCAACAAGACAACCTTTTATTATTGACGAACTTTCTGCACAACAATATCCAGCAGTCATAGTTCAAACGTCTGAAGAAAACAGAGATGATTCAGAGATGGGTAGTGGTGCTAAAACAAGAATAGGTACGATTGATTTTGTTATACTAGGTTTTGTTAAAGGTGCAGAATCAAATATTGATACAGCAAGAAATCAATTAATCACTGCTATTGAAACAGCTTTAGAAACAGACCCTACGAGAAGCAATAACGCATTAGATACAGAAGTCATTCAAGTAGAAACTGACGAGGGTAGTTTGTTTCCTGTTGGTGGAATAAGAATGACAATTAGATGTATGTATGAATATCAATCAGGTACACCATAATGGCTAAAGCAAATAAAGTAATAGATCAAGTTGAAAGCAAATTAGACGATATAGAAAAATTAGTAGATGAAATATCTCTATTATGTATGGACGCTAGAAAGAAAATAGACAATTTTAAAGAAGATGAAAGTAACGAAGATATAGAGCAATTTCCTGAACTTGATGAGTTCAATGATCTTGACGAAGAAGAAGATAAATAGTAAAAGGGCTTATGGCTAAAGATATTAAATTATATAAAGGTAATTCAGAGATAGTTATTAATGAATCTAATCTTGAACATTTTTTAAGTCTAGGGTATAAGCAAGAAAAACAACAACAATCTAAAAGTAAAAAGGAAACAAAATGGCAACACATCACGGAAAAGAAGGAGTTGTAACTGCTGGTGGAACAGCTGTTGGAGAACTAACAGGCTTTACACTAGAAACTTCAGCAGACGTAGTTGAAGATACAGCTTTGACAGACGCAACAAAATCGTTTTTAGCAGGAAGAACTTCATTTTCAGGAACTTTAGAAATGAACTTTGATGAAACAGATACACCTCAAACAACTTTAGTTGCTGGTGCTTCAATCTCATTTATATTACTCCCAGAGGGTAATGCAAGTGGCGACAGAAGTTTTGCTGGTACAGGAGTAGTTACAGGAATGTCAGTTACAAACTCAATGGACGCAGTAATTTCTAGAAACGTAACTTTTCAAGGAACGGGTGCTCTTACAATAGGAACTGTATAATCTTAATTTATGTCAGTTATTGATATTGCGAAATCGCACTTTGAATCTTTAGGTGTTCAATCTATTGAAGTACCTGAATGGAAAGACGAACATGGCAATGCAACAATATTGTATTGGAATCCTATAAACCTTTCTGAAAAAAATACTTTATTCAAAAAGTCTGATAACTTAAATGATGTAAGTATTCTTGCAGACATTGTTGTTATGAAGTCTTTAGATAAAGATGGCAAGAAAGTGTTCAAGGCAGAAGATAAACTAGCACTAATGTATAAAGTAGATTCTGACGTTCTTTCGAGAATATCGTCAGCTATGGTGCAAGCCATTACTCCAGAGCAAGTAAAAAAAAACTAAAAAATTCCATAGAATTAAAAAATTTACTTATCGTTGCAGATAGGCTAAAAATAACTCTAACTGAACTTCTCAAAATGGAAGTTTGGGAGTATAATCATTTTCTAGGTTTCATGTTGCTAGAACAAGAGGAACAAGAAGCAGAGATAAATAAAACGAAACACAGATAATGGCAAATTTAAAAATTAATATATTAGCACAAGATAAGACTAAAGGTGCTTTACGATCTGTTAAAGGTGGACTTGCTTCAATTAAAAATGCTGTCTTTAGTTTGAAAGGTGCTTTTGTTACTTTGGGTGGTGCTGTTGCTTTAAGAGGTATTGCAAATGTTGGTTCAAACTTTGAAGATTTAAGAGATTCACTTTCTTCAGTAACAGGGTCAGTAAAAAAAGGTGCAGACGCTTTTGACTTTATAACAAAATTTGCTTTAGATTCTCAATTTAGTGTAGAACAATTAACAACTTCATTCATAACATTAAAAGCGTCAGGTATAGAGCCTACTGAAAAACTTTTAAGAATGTTCACTGATACATCTGCTGTTACGACAGATCAATTAGGAACACTAGACGCAATGACTAGAGTTTTCTCTAGAGGTATTCAAGGTGGTCTAGGTTTAGAAGAACTTAACCAAATAGCAGATAGAGGTGTTCCTGTATTTAAAATATTAGAAGAACAATTAGGAATTACTAGATTAGAAATTGCTAAATTTGGTCAAACAACAGAGGGTGCTAGAAAAATATTAAACGCATTAGAAGTAGGTTTTGATAAAGCGTTTGCTGGTGCTACTCAACAAAAATTAGATAACTTATCAACTTCATCTTCTAATTTAGGAATTGCTTTTAGAGGTGCTATGGACGACATAGGACAAGCTGGTTTTAGTGGTGCTTTAACTAAAATGAATAATACACTTGCGAAAACTTTAGAGGCTTTAAACCCTGTAATAGAAACTTTAGGAGAAGCGTTAGCCTTTACTATTGACAAAATTACATCGATGCTAGAAACTTTAAACGAAGCTATTAATATATCTTATAAACTTTATGAAGATTTAAGAAAACTTTTAGGAATACCTATAACTATTGTAACTGTAACAAAAGGCAAAGCGTTTAATATACACGAGGGTATGAAGATTGTAGAAACTGAAACAGGCATAGATAAAATTAAAAAGGCATTAGGAGAATTGGTAAATAAAGAAATTCAAAACGCAAAAGATGGGTTTGAAAAAATTCATGAAACTATCGCTAAAGGTATGGTTCAAGGAATTAAACAAATGTCAAGAGGACTTGCAGAAATGGTAGTTTTAGGAAAAAGTTTTGGAGAAACATTAAGAAAGATTGCACAAAATGTTTTGATTAACATTATTGCAAAACAAATAGAATATATTGCTTTACTTGGAATACAAAAAATTCTAGGCAAGGAAGATCAAAAAGTACAAGCAGATAAAGACAACCTTATCAGAAAACAAAATTCTAACCTTAAAAGACAGATTGCTTTACAGATGTTTTTAAACGCTATCGGTGGTGGTGGTGGAAGTGGAAACCCATTAAAGATGTTTGCTAGTGGTGGTTCAGTTAGAAAAGGACAGCCAACGATTGTTGGAGAGCGTGGTGCAGAATTGTTCGTACCTAACTCAACAGGACAAATACAACAAAATGCTAGAGGAACTTCTCAACAAGGTGCAACAGTTAATTTTAATATTAACACAGTTGACGCTTCAGGATTTGAAGAATTATTAATTAGATCAAGAGGAACCATTACACAATTAATTAACAATGCTGTTAATGAGAGAGGGGCTAAAGCTATAATCTAATGTCAGGTGCTTTTCCAATATCTTCTGCTAAATTTGAATCTTTAGGAATAAAGTCTATTCAAAATACTATTATATCAAAAACTGTATCTGGTAAGAAACTTGCTAGACAAATAGATAATCAAAGATGGGCATTTACTG